TTCTATGTACTCGAAGGTGACAGGTGGTAAGTAACCGTTGTTTTCAGCATGGTAGATAAGTGTTCCTAAGCCTACAACAGACTGAGACTTGCCGAATGAATGCCATTTACGTGCTTTAGCGTCATAACCATCGTATTTATCAGACTGTGAACACCATTTATCCCAGATTTCTAAGCCACCACCATGTAATGACTCGTGGATAGCCATACCTATCTCAATCATGGATTCGTATTCGTCTGCAAGTGCTACTGGAACGTACTCTAGGAGTTTTTCGACTTCCTGCTCATCAATGTCATACGTCTTACCGTTGAATTCTTTACGAATCTTGCCTTTCCGTTCTAATAGAGCTAATAATTTAGGTGGAATGTCACATTTTGGTGCAGACAAGCTTCCTTTCTCTAATTGATATGTATTACCACTTGCATGACTTGAACCTAAACCTACAACAAACCCACTTGATTTAAAGTCGATACCTGCGTAGTCTTGCAACTTACCTAGATAAGATTTTTCCTCGTCTGCTTTGAAATAGATATGCCTACCACCACCACCTGTACGAACTACGAGCGATGACTCTTCCTCAAAGTCTATACCTGTATCTTTTACAAGCCTAGCGTAGGATTCGTCTCCACCGTTACGTGGGTCAATGTCAATAATCAAGCTTCCTTTACATAGTACGCCAAATCCAGTTTCAAACTGACCGATATCTAACATAACTTGGAGCTGTTCTTCTGACCAATCTGGTGTGTATTGCCAGTTTGACGATAATGGGTGTTTGTAAGTGGCTTTACATTCCATGTTTCCACAACCACAGAATCCACATACTGTTTTATGCAATGGAAATACTTTATAGCCTGCTTTAATATAATCTCTAATGTTTTGTTCAATCATTTTTATTTTCACCCATTGTCAACCATGACACGTCTGGTCTTAAATCATGTTTTTTAAACTTACCTTTGGTAACTGACTCTACTTTTGCCGCCATTTTTTTAGATATACGTCCACGAATCTGCCAGTTATTAACTACTTGTTGTGTAATGCCTAGTTGTACCGCCATAGTAGCTTTACTGCCATAATAGGCTAATAGCTTGTTAAACTCTTTCCTCATATCTACTTTAAGCTGTTCCTTTATGCTCATTATGTATATACCTGTATGTATGTTAAAATGTTTATATTTTTGTTTACAACGAAAGTCATTATATATATAAAAGAGTCTTTAGCAATATTCCTAGCGACAAAAATACAAATAAAAAATAAAACCAAAATAAAACCAAAATAAGTTTGACAATCGTTTTTCTACGCAATAGAATACATTCCAAGCATTAACGAAAACCATTTCATAAATGCAATACTCATAACCCTCAAGGAGCATAAAATGAGTTTATTAAATTCAATTAAGAAGCCAGTAGATAGACCAGTCATGGTGACAATCTGTGGTGAAGCAGGTTCAGCTAAGACTAGCTTGTCTGCAACCTTTCCAAATCCCATCTTTATTCGTACAGAAGATGGGCTTCAATCAATCCCAGAAAAAAACCGCCCAGATGCGTTCCCCGTTGCTAAGACAACCGATGAAGTTGTTGACCAAATTCGTGCATTGGCAAAAGAAGAACATGAGTACAAGACACTTGTTATTGACTCAGTAACAGCGTTAGAGCGAATGATTATTGATGAAATCGTAGCAGGCGATAAAAATAAACCAAAATCAATTAACCAAGCGTTAGGAGGTTATGGAGCAGGACTTATGGCTGTTGCCGCTGAACATCAAAAGGTTCGTAAAGCGTGTGGTTTTCTAAATGAGAACAAAGGTATGAACGTGGTGTTTATCGCTCACGCTGATACAGAGACAATTGAACTGCCAGACATGGACGCATACACACGTTATACGTTACGACTTGGTAAACGTAGTATTGCCCCATATACGGACGATGTAGATGTTGTGGGTTATCTGAAACTGCAATCGTTTGCAATCGGCAGTGGAGATAAGAAGAAAGCGGTGTCAGATGGTACAAGAGTTCTAGTTACTTATGCTACTGCATCTAACGTATCTAAAAACCGATACGGCATTGAAGAAGATATTGTATTTGAAAAAGGTAAGAATCCTCTTGCCGCATTTATTCCAACACTAAAAACAACTAATAAATAAGGAGACAGATTATGTCACTATGGAATTTTGAAGAAAAGCCAACAGAAAAAGCAACGGGTAGTTTTGAATCAGGCGGAGGTTCGTTTGAACCAATTCCAAGCGGAACTCAGCTAAAGGCTATTATTGATGAAGCAAAGTATGACAGTTATGAAGGTGAAAGTTACATTTCTTTACGTTGGGTTGTTATTGATGGTGAGTTCGCTAACCGTAATATCTTCCAAAAGTTAAAAGTGTTTAGCGAAGATGGTAAAAAACGTGATAAAGCACTTAATATGCTGTTGGCTATTGATGCTAATGCAGGTGGTGGATTGTCTAAGCTTAAAGAACCTACCGATATGGACTTAATGAAGAATCTTATTAGTAAACCTATGGCTATCAAGGTTGAAGTATGGGAAATGAACGACAAGTCTGGTAACTGGGTAAGTGCTGTTGCTCCAACAGGTGCGGAAACAAAATCACCTGCTTATTTAGATGATAATGACGATGTACCATTTTAGAGTTTGTCGATAAATAATAACAACCAAACCCTGTGTAATGCAGGGTTTAATGTATATATAAAGGTGCGTCCTGATTAACTTAAAAATAATTGGCTTAGTAAAGCTTAAGGAAGTTTTAGAATGAATTTTGAAGATGCGAGACCGCTTGCTACGTTTCCACGGAAAGAGCGAGAGATTTTAAAGCAATTTCAACCAAGTGAAAATGGTACTGACTGTACGTTTGAGAAGC